CAGGCGGTGGCGCAGGGGCTGGACGTCAACGTGGCCGAGTTGCGCGCGGCGCTGGCCGATGAGGATGCCTGGGCGCAGGAATTCGAGCTGAAATGGCTGGACGCCGCCAGTGCCTGGCTGGATTACGACCTGATCAGCGGCTGCGAACACCCTGCCGCCGGGCTGCCGGGGCTGTACCAGGGTGGCCCGTGCTTTTCGGGCGAGGATATTGCGGCACGCAATGACCTGTTCGTGCTGCCGGTGTTCGAACAGGTGGGCGATGTGCTGTGGCTGCGCGAGATGGTGGTGCGCCGCCGGATCAGCTTTGCCGAACAGGACGCGATCCGGGCCGAGATGTTCCGCAAATACCGGATCGTGCGGCACCGGATGGACCAGACCGGCATGGGCGAAAAGCCTGTGGAAGACGCGCAGCGCCGCCACGGCACCGACCGCGTGGAGGGGGTGCTGTTCACCGGGCCGAACCGGCTGGATCTCGCCACCCATCTGAAAGAGGCGATGCAGGACCGCAAGATGCGCCTGCCCGCCGGTGACGTGGTGCTGCGCGCCGATCTGCATGCAATCCAGTCCAATGTGGGGCCAACCGGGGTGCGCCGCCTGGTTGCCGATGGCGACACCGATGGCCATGCCGACCGGTTCTGGGCCATGGCGCTTGCCGTCAGCGGGGCGGCATCGGCGTACCAGCCTTATGCCTACCAGGCGGTGCCGCGCCATGGCGGCGATGATTTTGACCGCGAGTTCCGGCTGACGGCCGGGTTCGCGGCGCAGAAAGGACTGTTCTGATGGCCCTGCTTGATGCCTATGGCCGCCCGGTGCGGCAACAGAAGCTGACCGTCCCGCTGGCCGAAGGCGGGATGACCGGCATCCGCCAGACCTGGGCGGGCAGTGCCGCGTCCGGCCTGACCCCGGTCATGCTCGCGTCGATCCTGCGGGCCTGCGACCAGGGCGAATTGCGCGAGTTCCTGATTCTGGCCGAGGAAATGGAAGAGCGCGACCCGCATTACTTTTCGGTGCTGGGCACGCGCAAGCGCGCCATTTCCGGCATCATGCCGCAGGTCGAAGCCGCCAGCGATTCTGCGCGCGACGTGGAGATCGCCGAGGCGGTGCGCGAAGGGATCGCCGAACATGACGGTTTCGCGGACCTGGTCGGGGATCTGCTGGATGCGCTGGGCAAGGGCTTTTCCGTGGTCGAGATCGACTGGGCGCGCAGCGCATCGCGCTGGACCCCGGCGCGGTTCGATCACCGCGACCCGCGCTTCTTTGTCTTTGACCGCGAGACGCGCCGCGAGCTGCGCCTGCTGGATGAAGCGGGGCCGGTCGAGGGCGTGCCGCTCGAGCCGTTCAAGTTCATCACGCACCGCGCCCGGATGAAGTCCGGTCTGAGCTATCGCGGCGGGCTGGCCCGTGTGGTGGCCTTTGGCTGGATGTGCAAGGCCTATACCTTCAAGGACTGGATGTCGTTCATCGAAACCTACGGCCTGCCGCTGCGGCTGGGCCGCTACGGGCCGGAGGCGACCAAAGACGATGTCGCCAAGCTGTATCAGGCGGTGGCGAATATCGGCACCGATGCGGCGGCGGTGCTGCCGAGGTCGATGGAAATCACCTTCGAAAAGGGTCTGTCCCTGTCGGGGCCGGAAAGGATTTTCGAGACCTTTGCGCGCTACATCGACGAGCAGGTCAGCAAGGCGGTGCTGGGCCAGACGATGACGGCCGATTCGGGGTCAAGCCAGGCGCAGGCCACGGTGCATAACGAGGTGCGCCACGACATTGCGGCGGCCGATGCCCGCGCCGTGGCCGGGGCGATCAACCGCGATCTGGTGCGGGCCTTTGTCGATCTGAACTTCGGGGTGCAGCAGGCCTATCCGCGGCTGATCCTGCCGGTGGCCGAACCGGAGGATATCAAGACCAAGATCGAAGGGGCGGCCAGGCTGATGGAGCGTGGCGTGCGCTTCAAGGCGACCGAGCTGCGCACCGCGCTGGGGTTCAGTGACCCGGAAGAGGGCGATGAGATTGCAGGCGGCACCGTCCCCGCCCCGGCAGCGGCAGCGGTCCCGGCGCAGAACCGGCAGGCAGGCCAGGGCCTCGTGCTGAACCGCCAGCAGGGCGAAGACCTGCTGGACGAGGTCGGGGCCGAGATGCTGTCGGACTGGGAAGAGGTCGGCAGTGCCATGGAAGCGGCCATCGCCGGGGCCATCGAGGGGGCCGAAAGCTATGAAGACGTGCTGGACCGTCTGCCCGAGACCCTGCGGCAGATGCCGTCTGCGGTGCTGATCGGGACGCTGGTGAAGGGCATGTTCCGGGCCCGCGCCGTGGGCGATGCGCAGGATGACTGACCATCCCGACCGGCCCGGCTACAGCTTTGACCCCGGCCCGCCGCCCGAGGCGTCGCGGTTCCTGCGCAACAAGGGCCTGCGCCCGTCCTTTTCCTGGCTGGACGTGGAGCCGGAGGAACACGCGGTGGCCTTTGCCGTGGCCAAGGTCGCCGAACTTGACCTGCTGGAGGCGATGCGGGCCGAGGTGCAGAAGGCATTGGATGAGGGCCTGCCCCTTGCCACCTTCCAGAAAAACTGGCGCGCCAACCCCCGCCTTGCGGAATGGTGGGGCCGCAGGGTGATGGAAGACCCCCTGACGGGCGAGATGGTGGAGGTGCAGCTTGGCAGCCCGCGCCGTCTGAAGACGATCTATGACGCCAACCTGCGCACGGCCCGCGCCGCCGGCCAGTGGGAGCGGATCGAGCGCACGAAGGGGGCCTTTCCCTTTCTGGAATACACCCTTGGTGCCAGCGAGCAGCACCGCCCGCACCATGCCGACAAGGAAGGGCTGATCCTGCCGGTGGACAGCCCGTTCTGGGACGAGTGGATGCCGCCGAACGGCTGGGGCTGCAAATGCAAGGTCCGCCCCGTGACGCGGCGCGAGGCCGAGCGGCGCGGCATCAGCGCCACGCCCGACATTCCCGACCGCAAGGTGGTGAACAAGCGCACCGGCGACGTGCAGCTGGTGCCGGTGGGCATCGACCCCGGCTGGCAGCGCAACCCGGGCAAGCTGCGCCGCCAGGCGGCAGAGGGGCTGCTGCGCGACCGGCTGGAGGCAGCGCCCGAGGCGGTGCGGCAGGCGGCGCTGGCGGATATCGCCACAAGCTGGGCCGCCGAGCGCGTGCTGGAAGGTGCATCACCTTCTGCAGTGCCGATCGCGGTTCTGCCGGATGGTCTACCCGAAGCCATCGGGGTCAAGGCGCGCGTGGTTCGGATCACGTCAACCGAGGGCGACAAGTTCGAAGCAAAGAACCGCCGCGTGACGACCGGCACGCTGCTGATCCTGTCAGAGGCGCTGCAGAAAGGGTCCGTGCTGATCGAGCGGCGCGCGGGCAGGACGGATATCCTTATCATGTCGGCGGGCAGCCAGCCGTGGCTCTTCGTTCTGAAGGTGATGGTCGAAACGGCTGAAATCTGGGTCAGGACGATTTATCCGCTGAAGCCCGCCAGGCGCAAAACGATCACGACGCGCCCCGGTATTGAGGTTTTCAGGGAATGACGCCCGGATGGTCGGAACCCCATCACGGCACATGACCGGCTGTCCGAATGGCTCGGGCGCAGCCGCTGTTTACGCCCTTGCCGGGCAAAGTTCAACGCCGAAGGTGCATCCGGGCGACCGGGGCCGATGGAATGGCCTGCAACCGCGCCGTTAAATACCATTTAAAGGGCCTTGTCGGTCCGGCATGGCCCGGCGTAGCCTGAAGGCGGGAAGGGCCTTCAGCGGCCCGCTGGCGCGATATGCCCGGAACCCGCCCGATGCGGGCATCTGCCCCCGAAAACATTCAAGGGTTACGGGCTGCGCCGATGCGGGCAATGTCCGCCCATGGTGACACATCCCCTTCCCTCGCTGCGCGGGCTTGCGCTCAACTTCGAAAGCGGTGCCGTGCCCGACTGGGTGCAGCTGACGCCGCCCGGTCCGGCGATTGTCGGGCGCGACGGGCGCGCCTGGAAGCTGTCGGACCCGGCGGCGGTTGCCGCCGCCTTCGACCCTGCGAAAGAGCCGCAGATCGATCTTGAACATTCCTCCCACATCGCCGCGCCGCAGGGCATGCCCGCCCCGGCAGTGGGTTGGATCAAGGAACTGAATGTCCGCGATGGTGCCCTGTGGGGCCGTGTCGAATGGACGGCGGAAGGCGAGGCGACCGTCACCTCGCGCGCCTACCGCTATCTGAGCCCGGTGATGGCGGTCGACAAGAAGACAGGGGAAATCCTGAGGATCGTCAGCGCCGGGCTTACCAATTCCCCGAACCTTGAAATGGCGGCCCTGAACCGCGCAACCACGGAGACAGACATGGACAAGGCGGTCCTTGACGCCCTGGGCCTGACGGCCACGGCCACTGCGGCGGATGCCGTGCTGGCGATCAACGCGCTGAAAAGCGATAAGGCACTGGCGCTGAACCGCGCCGAGGCCCCGGACCCCGAGCGGTTCGTGCCCAAAGCCGACCACGTTCTGGCGCTGAACCGGATCACCGCCTTCGAGACCGAAGCAAAGGCGCGGCGCGAGGCTGAGATCACGGCAGCCGTCGATGCCGCCGTCACGGCGGGCAAGGTAGCACCCGCATCAAGGGACTACCACCTGGCCGCCTGCCGCCAGGAGGGCGGGCTGGAGCGGTTCACGGCGATGGTCGGCGCAGCGCCGGTGATTGCGCCGCCGTCCACGCTGGACCGCCGCACCCCCGATGCCACGCCCGGCAAGCTGACCGGCGAAGAGCTGGCGATGTGCCGGATGATGGGCACCGATCCCGAGAAATTCGCGGCCGAGAAGGCCGTGCAGGCACAGCTGGCGACCGAGCGGGTTGCCCTGATGAAGCAGGAGTAACCCGACCATGGCGATCACATCCCCCGCATTGCTGACCAACCTCAACACCGCGCTGCAATCCTCGTTCAAGGATGCTTACGCCGCAATGCGGACCGAGGCATTCTGGGACAGGGTGGCAACGCTCGTGCCATCGACGACCGCGTCGAACACCTA